AATCCCTAAAAGCAAAGTTAGAAAGTAATAGTAAAAAGGCTAAAAGTGTCCGAACTGCTAATAGCAGTATAAGTGGAGATATTGATTCTTTAGATCTTGACATTTCTAACCTAGGAGGCTGATCTCCGAACTTTAAATAATAGAAACAATGATTAATGGACCAGCTAGTGGCGGCAGTAATATAGCCGTCGTACGCACGACTTTCAACGATGCGCAAATGACAGACATGAACAGTCTGGCTAACGCAATGTTGTCAAAGCCGACTGAGCTGTCTCCGATAGTTACACACCTCGCAGGCCGAGATGATATGCGTTTCCCACTTTCATTTATGTCTGAAGGTGTAGGTAATGTAGAATCAATTGACCGATTGGAGTATGAATATCGCGTAGCAACTCGAAAACTAATGACTCGCCCTGTGGCAGTCACTAACGGTGGAGCTAACCTTGGACAAGGGGGTTCCACATTTGAATTAACATTCCCTGATAAGTGGTTTGTATTTCCTTACGTTCTTGTAAACGGAGCAGGAGAGCAAGCTCGTATTATGAGAGAGCCTGTTGCAGCAAGTAATGGACAAGGGTGGACTTATACTCTACAACTTGTAAATCCAGCCGCAGCTACAGTACTTGGTGTAGGATTCACTCAAGGTGACCTATGGGCTCAGTTATTTGCTCCAGTTGGAGTAGATTTCTCTCGTGGAAATGCTTCTAACTGGCAAGCTCCAGGGCTTGTACGTAACAAGCTTACCACAGTACGTAAGTCTTACCATATGTCTGGAAATGCTAAAGATTTTGTAGCAGAGTTCTCTCTTCCTAAGAAAGGAGGCGGTACTACAAAGCTTTGGATGGATTACGAAGAGTACCAGCACATGCTTGAGTTCAAAGAAGAATGCGAGATGATGTACTGGTATGGTCAGCGTACTTATGGCGATGACGGTGTAGTTAATATGCGAGATGAGAATGGTCAACCAGTTGTTATTGGTCCAGGTCTTCTTGAGCAAATTATCAACCGTGAAACCTATGCTGCTTTGACTGAAAATCAGCTTATGAATATTATTGGTGACCTTTTCTATGGTATGACCGATGCTAATCAAAAGCAGATTACTCTTTACACTGGTACAGGTGGTATGCGTGAGTTTGACACTGCTATGAAGGCTTACTTCAATGGTAATCAGTGGCAAGCAAGTGCAACTACTGAGTTCATCAACGGATCAGGAAGAAATCTTGGACTTACAGGATACTTCAAGCGTTATGAGCATATTGATGGTCATGCTGTCAATGTGGTTAAAATGCCGTTGTTTGATCACGGTCCTGTTGCTCGTGCACGTGCACTTCATCCAGTGACTGGATACTCTTTGGAGTCTTATCGAATGGTATTTGTTGACCAGTCTAACTACGACGGTAAAGCAAATCTTAAGATGATTTCTAAGAAGGGACGTGAGCACCTACGATGGTGTGTTCCTGGATCTGTAGTACCTAAAGGTTTTGATGCCAACACTTCACGTGCATCTGACGTAGATGGTGCTTCTGTACACATGTTAAAGACTGGCGCTGTCTGCTTGAGCAGATTTGATACTAGCCTTGATATCGAGTGCATTGCATCCTAAGTAAACTGTAAATAGCAGGGGGAGAGGAAATTAATTCTTTCCCCCTTTATTTACTTCTTGAGTGAGTTATTCTTTTCATCTCAGGAAAAATTTAAACTAGAAAGAATTATGAAATTCAACACAAAAACGGAAACTGCACCTAACGCAGCGGCTGAGAAGGACGTCGAAACAACAACTTCAAAAAAATCCACTACTACAGAACTATCTGTAGATTTCGGAACTAAAAAAATCTATATCCGAAGAAGAGAAGTGGCAAGTCATCTCCCTAAAGAGATTCGAGCAGAAGCAGTAGTTAAACTTTCAAGTGTATTTGTAAACCGGCAGCCTTTAAGAGGTTTTACGGACAAAGTTCTTGAGACCAAATATCTCGGAACACTTTTGGATGTAGGTCCAGAAGACAGAGAGTGGTCTAGATACGTACGAAAGTTTTGGGCTGAACTTAGAATCCCTGTAGGATTTTCAGGTATGGAACTGGAAGTAGGTAAAGATCAGGATGGCGAACCCCTTAATCTTATGGATTACATAAAATATAATTTTGCAAAAAGGCACCCTCTTGTAGCAGATAGTTTAGAAGAAATGGAAAAACAATCTCGTATGAGATTTTATATCCAAGACCCTAACAAAGATGATAAGCGAAAGAATAACGCTGTACAAGTTGCTAAACGTGCTGATAGGGAATTTATCAAAGCTTCGGATGATCCTATAAGAATGAAAAACATTCTACGAGTCACAAGCAATGTTAAAGTGGATAGCTTAGATGCAGAGCAAGTAGAAAATATGCTCTTCGATCTTAAGCAGAAAAGTCCAGCAAAATTCCTTAAATTTGCTACAGATGATAATCTGGACATAAGAGCAGAGATAAGCTCGTTTATAGAATCAGGTGTACTACATAAAGTAGGTGGCGCTGTAGTAAATGTAGACGAGACAGTTGGAGAGGATATGGACGATGCTATAAGGGTACTTAAAAATCCTAAGCGGTCTGGTCTACTAAATACTCTTAGACTCCGACATAAGGAACTTTCAAACTAAGAAAGCGTGAACGTAACTGATATGCATATTTCCCTGCGCCAGACGGTAGACAGGATTAACTCTCAAAGAGCAGATCAACTTCTTGATGAAGAGATAGACTTGGAATTAAACCGTGCTATGCAAAGGTTTATAAACCAGAGGTACGGGAAAAATAATGTATATCAGGAAGGTTTTGAAGAATCGCAAAAGCGAATAGATGAACTACGCACCCTCCTCGTTGAGTACGAGGCGGGTGTAACGTTCAAAGAGGAGTTAAGACCAGGACGTATTTTTGTCGACCAGTTTCAACTACCGGCAAACTATATGTATTTAGTAAATCAACGTTCTAAAATTTTTACTGAAAACTGTCAACCTATAGAGTCTACTTTAGTAGCTAGTGATGATCAAGATATACACTACTTTACTTTTAATTTTGATCAATTAATAGTAAATGAAAATGAATTTGTAGATAGTATACGATTGCAAAATACTGAGTTTAATGTAAACCCTACAGTCTCTAACACAGTTTGGCAACCAAGTACTACTCTTAACTCTTTAGGGTACAATTCAAATTTATACCCTCAATTTATAAATGAAGTTATAACAGATATGCTTGAAAACTCTGCACCAGGGTTTGAAATATATTGGGAATCTTACGGTCCATTAAATTCCCCTAATAATTTTATTGTAGTTGTAGATATTAATATACATGATTGGTTTATATGGGATCTTTCTTTTGGTACTACTACACCTCTTGTGTCTATAGATTCCTCAAACAATCAAATAGCTTTTGTACCACCATACTTTGAAGATCAAAGTAACAATTTAGTAAGAGTACCTGAAAGTAATACTGTGACAGAGGACACAGTACTTAATAAGTTTGCACAACAAGATGATATATTTAGACTTTTAGACGATCCTTTTAATGCAACTACACACACTTCCC